CAGAGCCTGCAGATCCTGAAGCCGACGGCGATGCCGCAGGTGACGACAGCAAGTAAGCATCTTTTCCCCTTTACCTGAAAGGCACTCCATGGCCAAAAAACTTCCCGACACCCTGGTGCCGCAGATCCGCACGGTATCCATGCGCGCGCTGCCCGGCGCTGATGGCCAGCGCGCAGCCAAGATCGACAGCGTCACCCGCACCACCTCGCTGGCCTTCAGCTCTGAAGAGCCGGTCAGTATGTGGTACGGCACCGAGATTCTGAGCCACGCACCTGGTGCGATGCGCCAGGGTCAGCGGCAGCAGACCATGCCCATGCTGTTCAACCACTCCATGAATGACTTGCTCGGTGTCGTCGAGTCCATCGAATGCAACACGGACGGCGTTGGCCGGGCCAATGTGCGCTTTGGCAAGGATGAGCGCGGCGCCTGGGCCATGGGCCAGGTGGAAGACGACATTCTGGTCAACGTCAGCTTTGCATATCGCGTCTACAAATGGCTGGAAGACGTGGAGGCCGACACGATCACCGCGATCGATTGGGAACCTCTTGAAATTTCGCTGGTCACCGTGCCAGCAGACCCGACCGTTGGAGTTGGCCGCCATGCCAGCGCTGACGTTGCAAACGGCGTGCAACTCCAACGAGAAGCAACCGACTCTCCCGCGCCTGTGGCGCAACTCACCCCCCCAGTTCATCAACCCCAGGAGCAATCTATGAACAAACGTAAGCAACGCCTGCTGCAGCAGGTTACGGGCGAAGCCGCCCCATCCGGTACCGGTGGTACCAATCTGGAAGTCGGTAACGTCTCCAACGGCGATGGCGGTGCTGCCACCATGCAGCGCGGCGCAGAAGCCGAACGCGCCCGCATGACCGAGATCGATGCGCTGGCCCGAAAGTACGATCTGAGCCCCGAGCTGCGCACTGGTCTGATCCAACGCGGCGCAAGCATTGATCAGGCCCGCCTGACCGCTGCCGACGTGGTGCTGGAACGCGCCCAGAAGGCCGGCAAGGCCGTCGTCGATTTCGGCGACACCAACAACCCGGACCTGTCCACTTCGGAAAAATCCCGCTACAGCATGATCCGAGCGATCAATGCCTCGTTGACCGGAAAATGGGATGGTGCTGGGTTTGAGCTGGAATGCTCCAACGAAATCGCCAAGCGCACCGGCCGCGTCCCCAAGGATTCCAAGGCATTCTTCGTCCCCACCAACCTGCGCACGGCTTACACCGTGGGCACCGCCGGTTCTGGCACCACCGGCGGCACATTGGCTGCCACCAACCTGCTGGACGGCAGCTTCATTGAAGTGCTGCGCAACAAGGCCCGCGTCATGCAACTGGGCGCCACGGTGCTGTCCGGCCTGGTGGGCAATGTGGACATTCCGCGCCAAACCGGCCAGACCTCTACATTCTGGGTGGCGGAAGGCGTGGACACCACCGAGTCTGAAGCGACATTCGACAAGGTGAGCCTGGCAATGAAGAGCATCGGCACCTACAGCCTGATCACCCGCAACATGCTGATGCAGGCCACGCCGGACATCGACATGATCGCCCGGGCTGACATGCTGGCGGCCATGGCCTTGGGCATTGACCTGGCAGCCTTGTCCGGCATCGGTACCGGCGCAACACCGCGCGGCATTGCCAACGTGTCGGGCATCGGCTCGGTCATCGGCGGGACCAACGGAGCAGCCGTCAGCATCGATAACTACATTGATCTGGAAACAGCGGTGACCTCCGCGAATGCGCCTGAAACCAACCTGGCGTACCTGACCAATGCCAAGACGATCGGCAGCACCAAGAAGCTGAAATCCACCACCGGCCAATACCTGTGGACCGGCTCGGCAGTGGGCGCACAGTCCGGCACTCCTGGCGAGATAAACGGCTACCCCGTTGCCCGTTCCAACCAAGCACGCAGCACACTGACCAAGGGCACCAGCTCCGGCGTGTGCTCCGAGATCTTCTTCGGTGCCTGGAGTGAGTTGCTGATCGGCGAATGGGGTGTGCTGGAGATCGTTCCCAACCCGTACGCCACGGAAGCCTACAAGAGCGGCGGCGTGCTGCTGCGCGCCCTGCAGTCCATCGACATCGGTGTGCGCCATGCCGCATCGTTCTCGATGATGTCCGACGCGCTCACGCCCTAATCCGGCAATGTGACCCCAGCCCCTGCGCCATGTCTGCGCAGGGGCACCCCCCCCATTCCCCTTTCATTTTTAGGAGCCTTTCATGGCCAGTAAAAAATATGTTGTCCGCGATGGATTCATCGTGTTCCTTACCGTCATCAGTCCCAAGGGTGACAAGGCTGAGCGTCAGTACACCGGCGGAGAAGAAGTCACGCTGGATGATGCCGATGCTGCAGACCATCTGCACAAGCTCGAATTTGCGGGTCAGAAGGACCGCGATGTAGCCCTGGCAGCCGAGAAGGCAGCCAACGTCACCGCCCTGGCTGGCAGCGATCCAGCAAGCCTGGTGCAGACCTTGGTCGCAGCCCTGGCACAAGCGCAAGGTGTGACCGCCGCCGCAGCCACGCCCCCCATCGCCTGATAGTCCGCCACCATGTTCGCATCCGATGCGCTCACCTTCCTGGCCGACTTCGGCAACCCCATGAGCTGGAACCCCAGCACAGGGGCTGCAGCGGTGGCCGGGCTGGTGTTGTTTGACGAAGGTGATTCGGGCGCTGACGGCGGCAATCACATCAGTCGTGAGTACACCCTGACGCTGGAAACGGCTGCCTGGGTGGGGCTCAAGCGCGACGAGATGGTGGTGGTCTTGCGCAATGGCGCTTACGGCACCTACAAGCTGCGCACCAACTTGGTACAGCAGGAAGATGCCGTGTTCAGCACCGTCAAACTGACAAAGCTGTCCTGATGGCTACCGTTCTTTCCCAAGTGCTGGACCGTCTGGATGCGCTACTCAAGGCCAATGTGCCCATGGGCTGCTCTGTATTCCGTGAGCGCACAGAGGCTGAGAGTCGCAGCGAAACGCCATGCGTCAATGTCAGTCCGCGTGAGATTGCCATCGAGTCATTTAGCAGCCTCATGGACAAACACACGCTGCAGATTGAACTGCGCATTCATGTGCGCAGCGACCCGCCGACACCCAGCGCGGAGCTGATCCATGCGTCGTTCCATGGCGTCTTGATGGGAGACGCTGCCCTGCAGGCCTTGGTGGACAGCGTTCGCATCGAGGCCGCAAGCTTTACCGAAGTTGAAGCGGATGCCACCGCGCTGGACAAAACCAGCCGGTACCGATTCAGCTACCTGATCTCCAAAAACACACTGTAAGGAGCCTTCCATGGCCAAGTACATCGTTCGCCCTGGTGCGAGCTTTCGCATGCCCGACGGCAGCCTCAAAAGCGCTGGTGACGAAATCGAGCTGGACTCTGATGTGGTGCTCGCGCACCCCAACAGCGTTGACCCTGTGCCGGTAGCCCCACAGGCTGCCGACGTACCCGCGTAACCGAACCTCACTTTAAGGACGTTCCATCATGACCACAAAACAGAAATTCGGCGTTGGCGTATTGATCGCCACCAGCCGCACCGACGCCCTGGGCAATGCCTTGGCGGTCCCGCAGTCCTTTCGCTTCGGCATTCTGCAGGACGTGTCTTCTGAGTTCACATTCGACATCAAGCCGCTCTATGGCGCAAATCAGTTACCTGTTGATCAAGGCCGCGGCAAGGCGAAGCTGGTGTTCAGTGCCAAGACGGCCGACATCAACGTCACGGCATTGGCAGCGCTGCACTTTGGCGTCACACCCACGGTGGGCGTGAAGCTGCCGCAGCTCGACTGGGCCGGTACCGTTCCAGCCACGCCATATGTCTTGACCCCGACCATTCCAGGTAGCGGCACCTGGCAGGCTGATCTGGGTGTCAGCGACACCTCTGGCAACAACCTCACCCGCGTAAGCAGCGCACCCACCACCGGCCAATATTCGGTCAGTGCAGGCGCCTACACATTCGCGGCAGCGGACACCGGCAAGGCCGTGTTGATCAGCAGCGAGTACAGCGCAACCACTGGCGGCATCGTCATGCAGATGACCAACCAGTTGATGGGTTACAGCCCCAGCTTCTCGGTCATCCTGTACAACGAGTCCAAGGGCAGCAAGCTGGCCGTGAAGTTGACCAATTGCCAGTCCGACAAGCTGGGCTTGCCGTTCAAAAACGAAGACTTCGCAATTGTTGACTTCGGCTTTACCGCCTTGGACGACGGCACAGGTTCTGCCGGCTGGTGGTGCCAGACATGAGCGCGCGCCTCATGATTCCCGGGGTCGAATACGACTTCGGGGGCGGCCGGGTCTACACCATCGCGCCGCTTTCACTGGGCGCGCTGGAAACCCTGCAGGACCGGCTGGATCAGTTGCACACGCTCAGCAGCATAGACCCCGTGGCCGTCAAGACCGTGGTCGATGCCACCCACATGGCGCTGCGCCGCAACTATCCCGACATCACGCGTGAGGAGGTTGCCGAACTGCTGGACGTGTCCAACATCGGCGACGTCTTACAGTGCCTGCTGGATGCGGCCGGTGTGCGTCGCAAGGCGCAGGTAGCCGAGCGGGGAAACGCGCAGGCGAAGAGCCAGTCAGCTGGTCCCGGCTCTTCGCCCGAATCTGCGCAAACACCGGTTGGACCTGGGATTACGTCCGCAACGATGTAGACCTGCTGGTGTTGCGTGCGCTGGAGGAAGAGTGGCGAATCTATCCCCCGGTACACCACCTGGTCGCCGCCTACCTCGACTTCAAGCCAGCGGATGCGCCGCAGGACGAAGCCGCTGAAGAAGAGTCGAGCGACGCGGCACCCAATCGCCCCGAGTGGATAGCAGGCATGGGCAAAAACCTGCAGGCCCCTGCAGGCATGGCCACAGCCACCACCCCCGAAGAAGCCCTGGCATCGCTGGAGCAAATGTTTTTTGGAGAAGTTCATGAGCTCTGACGGTAAAGAATTCAAAACAGACATCACTGCCGACCCGTCGGCATTTGAGGCCGGAATGAAGACGGCGGTGAAGGCCGCCACCGACGGCAGCAAGGCGATCGACTCCGAATTCAAGCGCTTGGGAGAGACCTTTACCACCGTCACCAAGTACCTGGCCGGCTTCACCGCTGTACTGGCCGGCGGCGGCGCGTTGAAGAAATTCATCAGCGAAGCCAACGACTGGAACGGCGAAGCGGGAAAGATGAGCAAGCAGCTCGGAATTACAACCGAGCAGGCCAGCGTCTTGAACGTGGCGTTGAGCCACTTGGGCATTGATTCTTCCGTGGTCACCGACGCGGCCATGAAGCTGAGCAAGAACATCCAGACCAATGGCCAGGCCTTCGACGTGCTGGGCGTCAAGGTGCGCGACACCGGCGGCGCCTATCGCCCGGTCACCGAGGTGATGGGCGAGGTCAACGCCAAGTTGCTGGCGATCCACAACCCGATTGAGCAGAACATTGCCGGCATGCAGGTGTACGGCAAGAGCTGGACGGACATCCGCGCCACCCTGAAGCTGACCGACCAGGTGATGAAGGATGCCGAGATCCGGGCCAAGCAGCTAGGCTTGATCGTGGGCCCCGAAGGCACGGCCATGAGCAAGCAATACAGCATGCAGATGAAGGACCTGAACCTGGTGGGCAAGAGCCTGGAAATTCAGTTCGGCAATGCTTTGTTGCCGGTGTTCACCCGCATGGGGCAGTTCATGAGTCAGGAAGGCCCAGTCGCCGGGGAAACCTTTGCCTTGGCGCTTGAAGGTGTTGCCACTGCGGCTGGAGCGGTGTGGGTGGTGCTGAAGCAAGTCGGGCAGGGCATTGGTGCTGTGGCAGCAGCTGGCATGGCGTTGCTCCTTGGTGATTTTTCAGGCGCCAAAAGCATCTGGAATTCCTACTTGGAAGACTCCGGAAAAAACGTGCAGTCCTTGAAGGACCTGTGGAATGGTTTCGGCAAGCCTATTGTGGCCCCCAAGATAGTGCACGAGGATGGAGACGAACCAGCCCCTCGCCACTTCAAAGAGCCAAAGGAAAAGACTGATAAGGCAGACCCCTCGCGTGTTGCTGGATGGGAGGCCCAGCTTGATCTTGCCAAAGTTGCAATTGAACGCCAAGGTGCAATGGAAGGCCAATATCGCGAAAGAAGTTTAGAAGATAACACCGCATTTTTTCAGGAGCTTTTAAAGCGGAAGGACCTGACTGAGGGGGAACGTGTGGCGATTTCGCGAAAAGCGTCCGAGCTTGAGTTGACCGGTCTCAAGGCAAACTTTGAACAGCAAGTTGCCGTGTTACAGACCAAGGCCGCTGCCTTCAAAAACAATACGGATGAGCGCATGCGCATCGAGCTGGAGATCCAGGCGAAGTACCAAGCGGGCACCAAGCAATACGAAGAGTCTGCCAAGCGCATCGTGGAGATCCAGCGCCAAGCCGCCGACCAGGAACGCACCATCAAGGCCAGCCGTGTGCAGGCCGATCGCGACTTTCGGCTGCAGACGATTGCACTGGAAGAACAGAGCATGCAGACGAATGCACAACTCGGCCTGCTCGACCAGGCGCAGGTGCTGGCAGCCCAGGCGGCCTTTGAAAACCGCCGCAACGCGATTGCGCTGGAGGCCATCACCGAGCGCCAACAGATCGCGCTGCTTGACCCAGACAAGAACAAAGTCGAGATTGAGAAGCTCAATTCGGAAAAGGAAGCGCTGGAGCGGGCGCACCAGTTGCGCATGGGCCAGATCCGCGAGCAGTCGGTGCTGGAGTCGCAAAAGACCACCATGGGTGTGATCAGCGCCATGGGCTCAGGCTTCCAAAACGTGTTTAACCAGGCGCTGCAAGGACAGTTGTCGCTGAAGGGCGTCATGCAGGGCCTATGGCAATCTATGACTCAGGCGATCACGAGTGCCCTGGCACAAATGGCAGCCAAGTGGCTCATGACCAAGATGGCGCAGGTACTGTTCGGAAAGACTACGGCGCTGTCTGAAATATCAGGCTACGCGGGCACTGCCGGTGCGGCGGCGATTGCCAGCACGGCCGCGATCCCAATCGTGGGCCCGGCCATGGCACCGGCCGCCGGTGCTGCCGCCTTCGCGGCCGCCATGGCCTTTGCACCGATGGCCAGCGCAGCCGGCGGCTTCGACATCCCGGGCAACGTGAATCCCATCGTCCAGGCGCACGCCCGCGAAATGATCCTTCCAGCCAAGCATGCGGACGTGATCCGCGGCATGGCCGACCAAGGGCAGGGCGGTGCTGCTGCCGGTGGTGGTGATGTGCATCTGCATGTCAATGCCACCGATGCGCAAAGCGTTGCCCGCTTGTTTCGTGACAACGGGCAGCACATTGTCTCGGCCCTCAAAACCCAGCGGCGCAACTTTGCATACTGAACATGAGCGACGCAATATTCCCTTCCAACCTGCCGGGCATCACGTGGGACATCCCGCGTGCTGTCAGCTTCAAGACTAATGTTTTCGAGGCCTTGAGTGGAGCCGAGCGACGCATTCGCCACCGGCCCATTCCTAAGCATCGGATTGATCTGTCGTACGAGGTTCTTCGTGAAAGGGCGAACCTGACCGAGCTGCAAACCCTGCGCGGCTTCTTCATGAGCCGCAACGGCAGCTTTGACTCGTTCCTGTTTCACGACCCGTACGATGGCCAAGTCACAAACTACCAGTTCGGCATAGGGGACGGATCGACAACCCAATTCCAGTTGACCCGGACCATCGGCACACGCACGGATGTGATTCACAACCCCGAGGCCACTATGGCTATCGGCTTCGAGTGGTTCCCCACAATCGGGAGTGACGCGCAATTTTGGCCGCAGCCATTCGGAAGCTGGCCGGCATCCGATGTCTACACGCCCCCGGTCGGCGGCTGGTCGCTGTTGCCCAATGGGGTGATTCAGTTCGCCACAGCGCCTCCTGCTGGCCAGCGCCTGCTGTGGACAGGCCGGTATTACTACCGCGCCCGGTTTGCCGACGACACGTTCACCGCCACCGAATTTATGAGCCACCTTTTTTCCAACAGCAAGCTGGGCATTGTGCTGAGCCTGCAAAACATTCTGTAACCCATGCGTGTTCATCCTGCCTTGGCCGCCTGGCTCCCCACGGCGCGCCAAATTGAAATCGTGGAGCTGCTGACGGTGACCAAGCCGTCAGGATCCGTGTGGCGGTATGCCACCAGCGTGGACAACGTGGTGGACGGCTCCACGGTCTACTTGGGCTCTGCCAGTGCCGGCGGCCTGCTCTGGAGCCGATCGACGCTGACTTTTAAGGCCGGCATTGATCTGAGCGACTGCAAGGTCACCATTCAGGCGCGGTCTACTGACGTGATCAACGCACTGACGCCGGCGGCCGCGATGCGCGCACGGATCTGGGACGATGCGACGTTTCTTGTGTCGCGCGCATACTTTGATGCGAATGGCACGCTCAAGGGCGTGCTGCCGCGCTACCAAGGGCAACTTGCACCGGTCACCATGCGCGACGGTAATCTGGAAATCTCGCTCAAGCCGCCCAGCCAGACATTCAACCGGGCCGTGCCACCCGTGTTTCAGTCGGCATGCCTCAACACGCTGTACGACACCGGTTGCGGCATTGCGCGGGCCTCTTGGACAGTGTCCGCCACAGCGCGTGCAGCCAGCACCGCAGCGCTGATCATGACGGGACGCACTGAGCCTACGGCTTACTTCACTGGTGGCGTGATCGAGTTCACCAGCGGTGTTTTGCTGGGCTT